ACTTTTGTATATTCCTAAGGTATTGCATGGTTGCAATATCCACAGATTGTGCGTTCTCCATTGTACCTGACATAATACCATTGTTCATTGTACGATACATTATATGAGGTATTGCGTTGAAGTACGCGGTCTGAATCAAATACGGTTGAATATATTCATTTACCAATGTTGTTTCCTCAGCGTTAAATGTATTACCTGTTGAACTAACTTGTGATAATAAATGATTATAAAATAAAGTTCCCAATATTGTTTGAAGGTCAATATCTTGTGCAATTTGTATTTCCGCTTTAAGAACATCCATATCAACATTCTTATTGATATTGGTAAAATTCTTTAATTTGGTTTCTGAAATTAATAATACACCCATGTTTAATTAATGTTTAATTCTTCTTCTCCTAACCATGCACCACATTGTTCTTCAGTTAATCCGAATCCTGACATTAACATTTGTGCTGCTTGTCCTCTTGTTATTTTTTCTTTATTATATTCTCTTACAATTCTTAATAGACCTTGATATTCTCTACCTGATAATTTCTTAATGTTTTCATTCACCGTCATCTCTTGTTCGTCAGGAACTAATACTGGTGTTACAGGTGCATCATCTACCACAGGATTTTCTTTAACATCACCTGTTAAGAATAGACTTAATGGTTTAATTTCAAATGTAGTTGGTTTCTCAAATTTGATTGATACCAATTTATTAAATATAGGTAACATACAATTTTGGAATGGTTGAATAACCATCTTACGGAAATACTCACTATGTTCTGTAATCTCATTTGAACCACCCAATTTACCCGCAGTAGCAATACCAAATAATTCAGCACTACTTACTCTATGAGAAGATAATATTGAACGTGTTATATCATCATTCATTGTTTGATAGTAACTATCATTATCATTACGAGGGATCTGAATAATCTCAGGTGCGGTATCTTTACTTTCGTTGAAGGATATTATTGCTTGACCTGCGTTATCTGTTCCTGCGTATTGTTCTTCTAATGCACGAGTTAATATTCTTTGTTCTTCCTCACCAGGTATTCCTCCATTCATGTTTATAAAAAGTGAAGGAACCATACCTGAACGTAAATTATTCATATGGAAGTTCTTAGTCTCAATATCAATTTCGATTGCACGTTGTCCCGCTGACCAATCAGGTACAGGATAGTAACTCATTGATGGAACATATGTCTTATAATAATAAATTTGATTAGGAGAATTATCATCCATATTAAACACAGGATATTCTTCAGGTGGATACTTTCTTGTATCTTTCCAATGTGCTGAATAATAGTATGTATCTATCTTATCATCATCATTTAATTTACCACTTCTAACTCTACTAAAGTCCAAATGATATATCTCAGCAATTGAACCATCTCTTGATTTAACAATCTGTAAACTAAAACCACCAAATAACATAAAGTCCAATGCACATTTTCTCATTACATCAGATACATTCTCAGATGGATTAATAAGATTTACTGATGCCATTGGGTTGTTTAATGATACAACACCATCACCCATAATCTGATTTACCTTTGAGGTTACTACCGCCTTATGTATTGCACAATTGTCATATAACTCAATAAAGTATTGAGGTAATAGATTCTGATCACCATAGTACACCCATGGGTATCTTTGCAATACTTCCGCAAAAACGGGAACTGTTGCACGGTCAAAACTTATTTTCTTTAAGTCGTATTTTTTTATTTCACTCATAATTAATCTTGTATATAAATATAATTCTCGTTAGTCTCATTTGGTGAGATATATTCTGTAAATCCTACACCAACCTCAGTTCCTTCCAATATTGTAATACCACTATAAACCAATTCATTATTAGGATTACCATATATGTTTAACATATATTCACCTAAGTAATTCAAATCATTTGTTGCTAATGGTAATAGTATTTCACAATAACGAATGTTTTGGAAATACACAGCAGGATCACTAATATTAATTGTATAATTCTTAACCTCTTTACTCATTACGTGGGTAAAGTTTAACGTATAACCAGTAAATACAGTTCTACTATTATTGTTAATATTTAACACCAAATTGTTATTCTGTCCCTTAATCAAATAGATCATTTATACTCTTTAATTATAAATATAAAAAAAATCATTTTGAATTGGTATAGCATAAAAAAAAGGGTCCTTAGACCCTCTTTCTATTAGAATTAGAGATATAGAAAATTCGGTCCTCAGACCTACTATGCTACACTACCAAATCCACCTGCAGTAAAGATTGAAGATAATACTCCACTAATTACGTTTGCTGGTTCAGCTTCTTGACCTGTGAAGATCAATTCAAATCCATTTCTATCACCAAACGCTGTACCTGTAGCAGCAGAACCACCACTTAAATACAATCCGTTTACTTGACCTAAATAATATTGTGTATCATTTTGATCTATAGCGATAATTTGTGTTTGGTCATTTTGACCTAATACCAATAATTGGTTTCTCTTAAGTTGGTCGTACTTGAATAATACAGCAGTTAAAACTTGTTCCCAATAGATAGTACCATTTTCAAAGTTCTTAGTTGTATTTTGAGATAAAGAAGAAGTGTTTCTCTTTAATTCAAAATTGTACCAAACACCTGAACCTGTAATACCTGTGATAGGACCAGTTGTTCCTGTAACCGCTACTGCAGTTACATCAGGTGCAGTTGCACCACTTGCACCTAATACCCAAATACTTTTAATACCACCTATTCCATCAGAACAACCTAAATCAACTCCTGAAGATATATAACATGACATATGTGTATAATTTTATTTTTTTTATTTATTTATATTAAAGGGGACTTTCACCCCTTTTGTTTTTATAATTTTTTAGACTATGCTAAGTTGTTTGTTGCGAAATAAGCAGTTGAACCAAACGTAGCGATTGTTACACCGTAGTTATAGTTTGCACGTAATCTTAATTCATCAAAATCCTTACTGTACCAAATTACAAGCTTCTGGCTATCATCGAGTAAATCAAAACCTACCACAAAATATTCACGTGGTCCGATAACAACTTCATTAGAACCGTTCAAACCGATAGTTGGAACAACTTTAACATTACTGTTAGGATGTGTAGCTTCCATCATTCCTGTAATATCAGATGAACCGATATAGTTTTGGAAGAAGTTAGCTCTTGTTAACGCTTGAATATATAAACGGAAGTTAGCATAAGACATAAACACAATTAAATCTTCACGAGACATTGCGTTGTCATCTAATACGTTGATCAATTTATCTACTTCAGTGATAGGGTTACCACTTACACCGTATGCAGCAGTACTTGAGAAAGTAACACCACTTGAGTTAGCAACACCTGTTGTACCTGTAGAGATTAATGTTTTGAAACCAGTGAAACATGAAGTTCCTGTTGTAGCTTGCCACAATTGTTGTTCAATTCTTTGTTGAATTTGTTTAACTTTTAACTCAGCAATTTGTTGTTCAAATGGAACTGTTTCAGATGTTTGACCTGGCGCCATTAACATTGACTGATAAGTGTCATAAAGGTCTTTATACATTTGTTATCGTTGAGATGTTTATCTCAACTTCTACAGTTTCTTTTTGTTATATCTGTAGTTCAGACTATATCATCAACTTTTTTTAAAAGTTGTCGGGTACTCGTGTCAGGGTTATTGTTTGTGATACTCACCTGTTAGTCGTTGAACCTCCTTAGTACTTTTTTTCACTTCCTAAGTTCGGCTGCTGATGAACTTCTTCAAGTCTTCCCAGCAATTCTCCCGATTTGCAATTACAGGTTACCCTGTAATGGTGCTATAAATTAACACAATGCTTCATTATACTTCTCAGGACAAGTTGTGATGTTTGTTTGAGAAAACTCAGTTGTACCTGATGGAGACCATCCACAAGTACCGTCTTGGAAATAAGCAGTAGAATTTAATAAATTCAATGCTTGTGTACCTTTAATACCTAAACGTACGTTTGCGTATCTTGCGGTTGTACCACCGATTAACGCTTTTGAAAGTAATTCACCACCAACTTGATCAACGTATCCACCGATAGTTGCAACGTCGTATGCGAATTGTTCTTTTGATAAAATCTTCATAATTTTATTTGTTTTTGTTTTTAATTATTTATTTGTTTTTCTTAATGCAGCAATGGCTTCTAATTTAGAATCCATGTAGTCATCTGTTTTATTAAACTTTTCAGTTTTTCCATCAGCAATCTTTTTTGCTGCAGGTTCTTTTTTGAATGAATTAAATTCAGAAGATAATGAAGACATTTGTTCTTCCATCTTTTTAACTTTATCACCCATCTTGTAGATAAAGTCTTTAACCATATCTACCATTTCTTTTGACATTCCGTCTTTAGATACTTCAATCTCAACTTCAGGACTTTGCATTTCAGCTACAACTTCTTCAATCTTAGCAATAATACCATCTTTAGTTTCAACTTTCGTACCGTCTGCAAGTTCGTGTACGCCATCTGGTGCAGGTATTTCTCCTTCAGCAGTAACGACAATAACTTTAGCACCTTCAACTAAACTGTCACCTTCCACTTTAATTGCAGTACCATCAACCAATTTTGCATCAATGAAAATCTCTTTTACAATTTCAGTTTCTTCATTTTTCAAGAAACCAATCTGTACCATAAGGGATTTAATCTCTTGAA